TCGCACAATATAAACGGTAAATCCCAATTTATAAACAACTCAAAGGGTATGATGTCACGAGACACAGATGGATTTTTATATTTAATTTTAGGTTCTTTTTCAAATGAACGACCTGTGAAATAGTTTAATATTCCATTTTCATCATAAGAAGGAATAATAACCATATTTTTATATGGTCCTGATTCGCAATAACCAATATTGTATTTAAGTATATCTTCCTCAGTAATATTTCTTGATTTAAGATAAGCTAAAGCGTGTCTTCCAATAATATTAGATTGCTGGATATTGAGTAGTGGTTTGAATTCTTTGGGTAAATTAAGTTTTTCAGTAACAACAAAGTCTTTATCTGCTGTTTCTGTTTTAACAATAGATCTTAATTCTAGTAAGGCATCAGGAGAGGCACTTATTTGTTTAAATACTTGAACTAATTTTTTACCACGTTTATCACAAACCCAACAATGCCAAGGATTTTCACCCTTTTTATTTTCGGTCATGTTGATTTCTAATTTAGGTTTGTGGTGGTTACAAAACGGGCAATTATAAGCATAATTACCTCGTGCTGTTGGTTTACCTGTTCCTAAAACAGAATTTGATAATGCAATCAAAGGTTGATTCAGCATAACCATAATATAAAAAAGAAAGCTTGGTTTCCCAAGCTTAATTAAAGTCTTTAGTGAAAAATTTTCCAAGGACGTTATCATTCATCCATTTATCTGGGTGTTCTAGAACCTCATTTATAAATAAATACTTACATTCATAGTAAGTAAGAAGTTTTTTATTAGGAACCAATTGTAAAATCTCACGAGTAAATTCCTCTTGTTTACCATCCTTAATGAGAGCTATAATTGGTTTAGCAGAGCCATAATAGGTTTTCCAGTCCGATTCTTTTACTACCACCTTAGTGGCTGACTTCCTGCCTGGTCCTGTTTGTTCTGCTATTTCCTTTTTTGTTAATTTTTTCTTTACGTTATGGTAAAGAACTTTTTTTCCGATATATGCTTTTCCTGTTGGTCTATGTTTTACAATGTAAATAAAACCAAAGGTGTCTTGAGGCATATCCTCAATTTTGTCAATAACTTTTTCTTTGTATAACCACATATTATTTATCTATATTTACTAAAATTGTTGTATCTGTTGTAGGGGAGGTTGGTAAAGGTTGTGCTAATTTTCCTATAGCTAATAGGTTTTGGTTTTCATCATAAAGTCCTACTGTAGTAACATATGGAGAAAAATAAGATCCTGTTACAAAATCATAAGGTGTTCCATCTGTTGAGCCTGAAATAATTGAAGGGTTCAAACTAAAATTATATTCATTTTCTCTAATAGTACATTTATATTGAGTTTCATAAATGGTAAGGGATGAAGAAAAAGAACAAGTTACACTATCGGATAATATGAAACTATCTAAAATTTCAGAATCAGTATAACCATAAGTTGAAATACCATAACTACCACTTCCGTATACTCCAAAATTACCTGCTCCACTGCTTGAAAAAACAGTAATAACAGCTAAACCGTGTCCATAAAATATATTTCCGCAATAACCTCCATTGTATAATAAATTTCCCTCTCCATCATCAGTTAATGTACCGGCATATGAGGACATATTAAATGAATTTGGTTGGATATAGTTACCAAATATTCCTACAGGAATAGATATAACCCCTATTCTAGCGGATGATTCGGTTGGAAATACTTTTTGGAAAGTTAAAGTTGTTTGTGGATAACTAAAATATCTACCAGTAGAAGAGGTTGTACCTACTAGTACATTTCCTAATTCATTATTACCAGGAACTAAACTAGAGGTTACAACAGGTAATCCATAATTTGAAGGTCCTAAATTATTTTCGTAATAAAGATGTTTAATAGAATTGTATACTAAAGATTGATACTGGATAGTTATCTGTCCTGTAGTATCTGAAGAAAGGCTAAATGGTTGGTTTTCACCAAGATATCTATCTATACCAACATTAGAGGCTGTTAAAGCAGCAGCACCTTGAAAGGTAAAACTTTTGTTTACCTCAAAAGGCGTTACAATAACGTCGGCTGATAGGAATTGTTTGTAAGCACTCATTCATTTTAGAAATCTAACTTTACTCTAATTAAGGCTTCTTTTGTAAAATCTTTAACTAAAGGTCTTGATAATTTAGCTACCGCTAATAATTCGTTTGTATCGTTATATAAACCTACAGTTGTAATATATACTTGAGGACTATTTATAAAGTTAGAGTATAGTACTTCTCCAGTTGATCCTGAGATAAATGAAGGGTTTTCTGAGTAGTTAAATTCTGAACTTCTTGGTCTTATAAAAATATAATCTGAAGTAATTGTTTCTTGAGAATTTATAGTAAAGCTTCTAGCTCCAGAACCACTAATTGCTCTATACAAAGAGGACATAGGAGTTATGATTGGATTAGCAGAACCAGTTCCTGGTACTGTTGCAGACCCACTATAATTAAAAGCAATACCTCCACTAATTTGAGGTTCAGCTAATGCTAAAGGATTTAAAATAATTGTTCCAATATCGGGTAATAACCAACCATAAGATCCAGACTTAGCTGAATATCCTTCAGATGTGGTACCACTGTTTGTAGTTCTAACTCCGGCAGAACCAGATATTAATTGAAATACTCTTCCTGCTTCAGTAAAAGTAACAGAACTAACATATTGACTATTATCTGTTAAAGTAATAGGTCCAGCACTTCCTGAAAGTTTCAATGTTAAAGAACCAGGAAATAAAGCCTCTTTATATCTTGCTCTATCAAAAGTAATAGCAAAGAATTGAGATTGAGTTACAGCCCCAAAAGTAAAATTAGTGTTTTCATCACCAATTACTAAATCTTGCCATTGACCAAATACTGTAGAGGAAGGTGATCTTCCATCAACAGCTAAATTAAATACTTGACTACCACTACCAAAAGTATTACCATAAGCAATACCAAATTGTACTGCCGAACCAGATAAATCTGATCCTGTTTGATATACGTTTAAGTAATAATCTCCTGAAGAACCTGCCTCTTGGGTAGATGATGAAAAAAATGTTGTTAATTCAGCATTTCCTGTGGACCATAAAGTAGAGGTTATTGAATCAGCGCTTACTACAAAATCGTCGGCTTCTAATCTTTTAAATGACATAGTCTATATATTAAGATACTTTTGTTACTGTTACTGGAATAGTTAAACGAGCACCTGAATCTCTACCTTCTACTGTTAATGTAGCTTGTAATTGGTTGTTTGAACCAAATAAAGTATTGATTGTAGTTGCTCTTAAATTAATAGTTGTACCAACTACTGTTTTAGAAACGTTTGTACCTACTGTAGTAGTTTGGTTTAAAGCTTGTGCTTGAGGTGTATTAATACCTACACCCTCAAATGTATTAAATAACCTAACATCAGAAATAGTAGCTGTGTATCCACTTGATTCAAATGTATTACCACCTAAGTAATTCAAGGTTTGAGGAGTAATTGCTAAACTAGCACCTTGTTTAATAATGATAGCACTATATCCTAAATCCAAAATAGGCAATTTAGCAGTACCACGAGGTAAAGTAGTTAACTTATATTTCATTGCTTGAGTTTCCTGTGGGAAAGCCTCAAGTAAAGGCATATTTGAAAGTGCTTCACCATAATAAGCAGAACCTGAAGGGTGGTTTGGATTATAAAGTGTATAATCGATTTCATCATCAGCTAAGGAAAATTGAGTAATATTAAAATTACCTTGAGCCAATAATTCTCTTCCTTTTGTTGTTAAGATAGCATCTACTGTTACTACCGAGTTATTTAAATATCCCATTTGTTATCAAATATTTTGTTATAAATATGTTTATTTTTAGTTTTTATGTAATGATTCCTGCTTTTCTAGCTAAATCGTATGGATTATAGTTTGGATTAAAGTTTTCTGGTATTAGAAATCCAGGGTCTGTAAATGTTATTAAGCTTTGGATTACTACATTTGTTTCGTCAGGAACTCTTCTAAATAGTCTCCAGTTTTGATTTTGTAAATTATTTACTCCTCCTATAAAACTAGACGTTACGTATGAAGATAATGAAGGTATACAATATAAAGAGGAGGATGAAAATAAATCTAAAGATGATGAAAGTATAGTAACACTTTGTATTCCATTAAATGAAAAATCAAGAGAACTAGAATCAGAAGAACCACTAACTCTAGCATCTCCAAATCTTATAATATCATAAGGTTTTAGGGGAAGTAAAGTATCATAATAGTTAATAGGATAAGGTACTCCATTACTGTCTGAGGAAATAGTTTTTTTTGAATTTTTATTATATATATAAAAATCATCACTAGCATATAAAACAGAATTTGATGTATCCTCATCAGAATTGTATAAAACATATCTTAACCAATATTCATTGTATCCTGGAGTTATATCTAAATCACTCAATATAGAGGAATTACTACCTGTGGTAAAATAAGTATTATAAGGAAGACTACCGACTATAGGAAAATTATTTCCATAAAGAATACCAAATGATGTTCCATTACCACTTACTGAACCAGATAAGGTAAATATGGTTTGGAAATTAGCACCTCCATCAAAAATAGTAACTTGAGGGTTTATATTTCCTGCTGAATATACTGCCGGTAAAATATTGGCTTTTGGTTTATATTTCCTGCTGAATATACTGCCGGTAAAATATTGGCTTTTAATCCTGGAGGGAAAATATTAGATACTTCACTAACATAATTATTATCTCCTGTTAAAGGAATAGCTTGTCCTTCAGTAGTAATTAAATATACACTATGAATATTACCTCCACCAGGTACTTCAGGATAAGAAGATTCAATATAGTCAAAATATACAAAATAATTTGAATATCTTGAGGCATTAGGTACTTGAGATTGTGTAGATAAGGTTG